TGGATGAGGACTCGCAAGAAATCATTGACGAGAAATTGACATACGCTGGAGAACTATTTTTGTCAATCACAAAATAAATCGTTCATTCACAAAAAGATTCAGAAAATAAATTTGTAATTGTGAAATAAAAGTTGTTTGTTTGAACTATGGCATTAGACATCATCTACCCAATCATCTTGACTCCCATCGCATTTGCGGTGGGATACGGAATCCACGCATTCCGCAAGTCAATGAAGCAAGAACTTCCCGAAGCCAAACCATACGAGTTTGAAAGGGACGAGTACAAACCCGAATTTGACCAATTCAGTCAGGTTCTATTCAACCACAAATTCTACAAAGGAAAAGCAAAATGACAACAACAATACTATTTGGATTGACATTCGTCCTATTGGTTTACAAGGTGTATGCTGATGAAAAGAAGTCACAAAGTTACTTGGAAGAAATCTACCGTCTACATCGGATCAACACCGAACTGGAAGGTGAACTTTGGCAGAATCGCATTGACTTGCAAACTGCCACCAACCAATTGAACTTGGCAAAAATGAGTCACGAGAAAACCAAGCAAGAGCTTGAGGACAAGGCGAGGACTTGGGAGAACCAGTATAACGCTATCAAGAATGAAAGCGGTCGTAATTAAAGCCACAATCAACTTCATCACCAAGTGGCGAGTATACTTCGCTGGAGAACTACTCGCCACATTTGAGAGTGAACAGGACGCACACGATTACGCAAAGTTTATCAATGAGCAATAAACAAAGCACATACAACCTGATGTGGGCAATCGCCATCCTTCGTGAGGACTATCACCATTGCTGGAGATTAATCGCAGAGCGTATGGGGTGCAGTGAGTGGAAAGCACGGTATCTTTATTCACGCATTAAAAAGCAATACAAACTATGAATCAAATCAAATTAATTGTGCATCGGTTGTTGGAAGAACAACCAGCACTCCGAGACAATGACAACTTGCTGATGTCTACAATTTGGAAGCAACAATCCAACATCTTCAACTTCTTTCATCGGTTTGAATCGGGGAGATTGCATTCACCTGAATCAATCCGCAGAACAAGACAAAAGATTCAAGAGGACTATCCACATCTGCGAGGTGAGTTGTACGAGGCACGACAAAAACATCAAGCGAAAGTCAAGGAAGAACTTGGTTACAAAATATAGTTTCGCTATATTTGTATACTTAACAGGCAAGGGGAAGTTGCCGATTGTTAAAAGATATTTGCCCTTTTGTACTTGTTTCGCTTCCCCCGAAACGGTACGATTGGGCTTTTTTTATGAAAAAAAATACAAAAACAAAACCGTGTCAAGTACTTGCATACTTGGTTGAAAACAGCGTCTATGTAGACGGAGAATTTTATCACGAAAATACACTTGAAGAAATGTGTATTGATTTACAAATCAGTGAATTGAATGTATTGAAACAACTGGTTATTCTTAATTCTTTAGGTGAAATTTCATTTGGTTTTGATTATGAAAACCTACAATTTAATCAAATTTTTGTACAAGTGAATCTTGATTTAATTATTGATACTTATGAGCGGTTGGATTAAATTACATCGTAGCATTAAAGACCATTGGTTGTATACTGAGGATCGTGTGTTCAGCAAGTTTGAGGCGTGGAATGATATTCTATTGTCGGTTAATTATGCAGATGCAAAACAAGTAATCAAAGGGAAAATATATAATATTAAGCGTGGAGAGAGTACAATGTCATTGGACACTTGGGCAAAGAGATGGAACTGGGATAAAAGCAAGGTGCGTAGGTTTTTGACTTTGTTACAAAGCGATGGGATGATTGTCCTGAATAGTGATAATATAACGACACACCTAAGTGTTTGTAATTATGCAAGTTACCAAGATGAACGAAACGCAAATGAAACGCAAACGAAACGCAAACGAAACGCAGACGACATTCAAACGACACCAATTAAAGAAGAAGAAGAACAACAAGAACAAAAAGAAGGGAAGTTTATAAAACCAACCATTCAAGAAATTGAAATTTATATGGCTGAAAAAGGGATGGAAAATCTTGCAGAGCGTTTCTACTATTTCTATGAGGCAAAAGGTTGGGTGATTGGAAAGAATAAAATTAAGGACTGGAAGTCGTGTGTTATGACTTGGAAAACAAATGACAAGAACTTTGCAAAACAAACCGAACAAATATCAAACAAACCTAAACTTGCAACACTATGAGCAACGAACGATTAATAATTAGCAACATCCTTTACCACAACGATAAGCGTCATTACTTGCCCCGAATCAATATGAATTGGTTTGAAGATACTTTGTGCAAGAAAATTGTTGGTGTAATTACGCAGATGTATTTGAACAACGAAGCCATTGACTATCTCACATTGATTCCGCATTTTGAACGCAAGGAATTGATTGATGTCATCACGCTACAACAAAATGCAAGTGACATTGATTTGCGTACACACTTACTGACTTTGGAATACAACTACATCAAACGGAATTTAGTTGATAGGTTAACCCATTTGGACTTATCAAACGAGTTGCCTGATATGGTCAAGGACATTCAAAGCATTTTGGAAGAGACCACATTCTCAACACACAAAGAACCGGAGTCCATTGTGAAGGTGACAAACAAGGTTGTGGATCACATCGTGGAGAATAGTTTGAATGGTGGTGCGTTGACAGGCAAACAAACTGGGTGGCGTTATCTTGACAAGTACATTGGTGGTTACAATGAAGGGGATTTGATTGTCATTGCTGGGAGACCGGGTATGGGTAAAACTGCAATCGCTCTCACACTCACAAAGGATTTTGCAAAGTACAATTACAAAGCTTTGTTCCTGTCTCTTGAGATGAGCAATGACCAACTTGCCAAACGATATATTTCATTGATTGGTGACATAGAGAATTGGAAGATACGAAACGGCAGATTGCAACAAATAGAAATTGACAAAGTCATTAACTCTGCAAACAACCAAACAATTGAGTTCTACATTGACGATGATGTTGACACATCCATCGCACAAATCAAAGCAAAGGCGAAGTTGCACAAATCACGCAAAGGACTTGACCTATTGGTGATTGATTACATCCAGTTAGTGAAAGGAACAAAGGCAAATCGTGAACAAGAGATTGCAGAAATCTCAAGAGGTTTGAAACTACTTGCAAAGGAGTTAAAGATGACGGTGATAGTCCTTGCCCAATTATCACGCAAAAGCGAAGAGAGAGCAGATAAACGACCTTTATTGAGTGACTTGAGGGAGTCAGGTGCAATTGAGCAAGATGCCGACATCGTGATGTTTCCATTCAGACCAAGTTACTATGAGCAAGAGAAACCTGAAGTTGAAGAAGCGGAGTTGATTATCGCAAAGAATCGCAACGGAGAGTGTTGCACCATCCCCACAACCTTCACAGGAAGTCGGACAATGTACGAGGAGAAGTTATGAGACACGGTTCTTTGTTTAGCGGAATAGGGGGTTTTGACCTTGCTGCCGAATGGATGGGATGGGAGAATGTATTCCATTGTGAATGGATGGAGTTCCCACGAAAAGTATTGGACTATCACTTTCCAAATGCGGATAGTCACATTGATATATGTAAAACTGACTTTAAAAAATATGCAAACACAATTGACATTCTTACTGGAGGATTCCCTTGCCAACCATTCTCACTTGCCGGGAAACGAAAAGGCACGGATGATGAACGCTACTTGTGGGGCGAAATGCTACGAGCAATTCAAGAAATTAAACCGAGATTCGTCATTGCTGAAAATGTCTTTGGTATCACGAACATTGATGGCGGATTGGTATTCCAGCAGGTGTGCCTTGACTTGGAAAATGAAGGGTACGAAGTTCAGCCGTTTATTATTCCAGCTTGTGCCAAAAACGCTCCGCACCGCAGAGACCGATGCTGGTTCATTGCTACCAACTCCAACTGCAATGATGGACGAAGCACCGATAGAAAAAGTAAATGCGAGGAATCAAAAGCAAATGGAGAAGGGCAACAGTCCATTCATTCTCGGACTTGGTCAACAAGCGATGAGGGGATTGCTACCAACACCAACCGGGATGGTAGGGGATGCTTATGCGGACAACAGCCCGAACAGTCATTTGAGACACACACCAAACCTTGCGACTCTTGCATCCAAAGGGATGTTACCGACACCAGCAACAAGGGATTACAAAGGAGCGAACTCAATGGAACATCTCAGGGGGGAAAATGGAACGGTGATGAATCATATGGGGCAACTACCAAATTATCTAAAATTTCACACTGGTCAAACTTCCCAACTCAATCCCCGGTTTGTGGCGGAGATGATGGGATTCCCACCCAATTGGACGGAATTACCTTTTCAAAATGGAGAGCAGAATCAATTAAGGGCTACGGCAACGCAATAGTCCCACAAATCGCACATCAACTATTCCAAATTATCAACGACCTATGAACCAATACCAAGTAACCCACAACCTAAAGCAAGAGATTCGCAGATTAAGATTGACGATTCAGCAACTACACACTTCTCACGCACAGGAGGTCAAAAGATTGAAGAACGAAATACTCCGTCCACGCTGCGACATTAACGACATAGAAGCCGACTGGACCGATGCAATGCGAGTGGCTTGTCAAGTTTACGATGTCACACCTGACCAAATCGTTTCTCACAACCGCAAACAACACATCTCCTA